GGACGCACGCGTTGACTGCGTAGATGCATGACATTCAATTGTTTTGAATCAAGCTGGCAAGTTGAAGCTGAGATGCTACGACCAGCCACGTCAAGTACGGAAGCAATAACAGCTTACTTGATTTGTCTTCAAGCATTACGAGCAACGCCAGAAGAGTTGCGATCAAAGCGTATATGACGTACAAACCAGCGACACGACGTTTGTATACAAATACCAATGGGGACCAAATTAGATTCAACAGTAGATTCAACCCCGCAATCACTGCGATGGGACGACTCAGCGGATGTTTCATTGTCGCGATTCGTTGCAGACACAGTCCGTACAGTAGATAGATGACGGTCCAAACTATCCCAAATACAAACCCAGGTGGTTGAATGGTGGTTGGTGTGTCAGTGTATGTCGGTTGGAAGATCAATTGCGCATCATGGTCGAGGCCTAGAGGAACCACGACGAGCAACTGTGTTTGCATTTATAGTACTTGCAAACAAGTAAATTTATACTTCAACCACACTCAACGAACTAAGTGACCAGCCATTGCTTCAACCACACCCAATGCTATTTAAACACGATATCAGACTTGACCTAAACAAGACGATGGCTGATCATTTCGAGACATACAAAAACAACTGGAAGGGTGGGGTCGAATACATGCGTTGTTTACTTCATCTGTCCACCTGCATACGTGTAACGCCTCGAGGTACGAGATATCGTTTTGGGTTCCCGTCGATTTCCATAGGTACGGGTTGTCCGTTCGATCGCTTGCGTCGTTTACTTCTGGACACAGTCATGCGTCCGCGCGCGTCCACACACACCTGGAACGCGGTCCAACAAGACCTTGTCAGCTGGTTCTGCATATGAGGTAGTTGCAGCCCCGTCAGTACGGGTCCGTATGCCGGTTGGTAGGTGTTGAACACGCGCACGACCGTGTCGTTGAGCGGTTCGGCTGGATGCCACTGCCCGACGTATCGAAGTATAGCGTCCGTGTACATATGCGTTCCGAAGGTGAATGACAGCACGCCACACGCACCCACTTGATCGTTCTCCTGTAGATTGGGTCCGTTGTAAACCACTCGACGACTACAACGGTACTTGCGCATCATCTCGTCCCAAATCTGGTTATCGGGGGAGTCGGGAAGAGACGCCGCCAAACTCCCCCATGGGTTGAAACAATACAACACGTCATTCTCCTTGAAAGCACCAATCAGATGATTCGCATGGAGACCCGTGTTCGGAATGTAGTTGGAGACGTACGTCATAATCAGCACGAACGGTACCTGTTCGGACCGTTCGATGCGGTCCTTACCTGGTGTCTGACCCGACGTGACGGACCGTCCATCTGAATTCACCGCACGGACGTCCCAGACCCAACGGTTCGGTGATACGTACTGTGAACGTGACGTCGGGTGAATTCGGCCTGTATCTAACCTCCCACCCTCATTATCCAAATACCAATAGTCGATCAGTAGGTTCTTTTTCAACCACCTCTCGTTGATGTATGTGTTCAATAGGGGGGTGAACGACGGAAACGTGTGTAATACAATCTCCATATTCCGCATCACGGTGTCTTTCAACAATGGCGTGTATTCGTCCCTATTGGACGAAGGATTACTAAATGCGATTCGGCCACAAATCTTCCTTCGTCGGACGACCCGTTCCGCTCCGGGACTCATTATTGGTTTATTATTATTTTATTCTGCATTCTTCAAGTGAATATATTACACTTTCACGGCTAACTGAAAAAAAAACGTTGTATATAACAATTACATGAAACTTACCAAATCGCAAAAAATTATGATCAAGTATTTACTCGTTGTGATGATCATGATGTTATTTACCGTCATCATGTTTCTCCTCTGCTCTATGAACAAACGCAAAGAGGCTGCGTTTATGTTTGATTGGTTAAAGTCTGATAAGGATCCCACGACGACTATGGCGCCCACGACGACTATGGCGCCCATGGTTGACCTATCTGGTGGTAGTGGTGCACCGACCAAAGCATCGTGGACGACACCCAACGAACATACATCTTCTCCCCCACAAAATGAATTGAAATTTAGACAGAACTCGAACGGCATTCATACAATAACGTCTATTCAACTCCGCGTTGGGGATTCAGTCATTAAAACATGGTGGGACGGGTGGGCCCCGTTGTCCCAATACGCTACCTTTACACACATGCACCGTTATCTGAACTATACAACAGATTATGAGTATATAATTCGAAAAGTGTATGAGGGAGGGTATGTAGATAGCGATCCAATCGTTTTGAGAACATGGGACGGACCTTCGACATAATTCGACATATCGAACACGTTTAAACCGACCCGTTCCCCTCCGGGCCTCATTATTGTTTTGTTGTTTATTATTCTACATTCTTCAAGTGAATATGTTTGAAAAATAAAATATGACATGCTAGAGTTTGATGATCATGAATAGTAGGAGCGAAGCGGCTGGTTTGTTCGCGAAATTGTCGGACCCGGATTTCAAACTAAACCCGGAGTTACTACGACGAGACGAAAAAAAAAGGATTGAATTGAGGTGAGTATATTTCACGTTCACACGTCGTCAGTGTTCATTTTGTCGATTGCGTTTTTCAAAGATTGCTGCAATTCGTCAGTGGGGGCCCACGAATCCCACTCTCGGTGATATTGGTTCATTTTCAACACCAACGGGTTCTCCGACTGCGCAACCTCCGTGAACGCGTCCTCGGACGACGCATTGGACGACGTATCCGAGCCATCCTCCTCTGTGGAGGAATCGTCGTCCGACGATTCATTCATAACTTCCGTATACGCTTCCAAAGCCTGCATCGTGGGTGTGTCGTTGTACGCGCTCATATTCGCACTTACCATGTCGAAGAGATCTGGGGAATCGAAGAATTCGTGCGCCAAATATTTCATCGCGTATTTCACGTCAGTTGACGTCACGACGTTTCGCCCCGCCTCCTTGGTGTAAACGGCCGCAAATGTGGTCGCTTTTTCCAAAAAGGCGACCAGTAGACACTTCACTTTCAACATTTGGTCCGAGTCGAGACGCGACTGTTCTTCGACGGGCGCAAATCCGGTTTGCATCTTGGATGGAATCATTATACTTCATATCATGAATTTAATCTTTAAGACTCGTCTTTTGGAAAACAAAGGAAGCGTAGGCGAAGCTACACTCTTGTACATCAGCGTCCAAATGGATATTGAAGTTTGCGTAATGCTCTTCAAAGGGGGTGATGTTGACCATATGCAGACCATACTCTTGCGCAACCTCAACGAGCGTGTCTGTCATCACCAAATACTCCGAGCTCACCGATTTGTCACCAAAGTACAGCGTGTTTGTTAGAAACACGTCGATCGACGTTCCAAACTGGTTCGCCGCAATGTCGTTGGGTTGAATCATCATTTGCGGGTTTGAGAAGGTTTCCTTCAACCCGTTCGTCAGCTTCAGAATCGTGTCACCTTGCATGAAGGTTCCGATGAAGTATCCGTCATCCACCAGACTGTCACTCACAAAAGCCATCAATTCGCGAATCGTCTCCTTAGATGAGAAAAAATAATGGATTGCAAACTGACATGAAATTGCGTTCGCTTTCAAATCTGGAAGATGGGTTTGAAGATGGTGTTTGAATGCCGCGATACTCTCCAACGTCAGCAGGTGGCAATCGCAGTTTCCCATGTCACTGGATTGCAACAGGCGTTTCTTGGCGTCTTGAACAGACACGTAGTCGATATCATACGCATAACAGGCACCGACGTTGGCTCGCATCCACTTGAACATGTCTCCACCTCGACCCACACCAATGTCAAACAGAACGGGTATATTGGAGGCGTAGGCCGTGATCAAGAAATTCTTCACTTTGTTGTGAAACGATCGGAGCAACTTGGATTGTTTTTCGATACCCATAGCGCGCGTACGAGACGTGTATTGAGAAATACAGCCACCGAGTTCTTTAATTGAGAAGACGCGACACGTATCTGAAATACACGTCATCGCAGAACGACCAAACATTTTCAAAGGTATGATACTTTGCGACGCGAATGTTCGTCACCTCTTTGTTCGGATGAAAGCGGTCGATGTTCGCGCGGTCAAACTTCAGAAGAAACACGTGGTACACGCTTTTTACAAATTCCCCCCGTTTCCGATCCACCATCTGAAGTTCTTCGGGACGATAGGTGCTCGTAAACGTAGTGAACGGGGACAGCTTACTGGGGTTGAGCACACCGGACGTCTCCTCCAATAGCTCTCGACTTGCAGCCAATTCGGGTGTCTCGTTCATTTTCACACCCCCAGAAATGAACCCCCATTCCGCGGTTTTTCGGTCCTGAACCATGAGGAACTCGCAAGATCCATCGAGCATCGACTTGTAAGGAATTACGAGAATCTTTCTGCGTACAACCTGACGAACCATTTCGGTTATACTAACACCCCACAGCCTCTTTAAGTGAGGTTTTATTTATTATTATTTTAAATATCATCGTAATGTAATACTACTATCCATGGGCAGCCTGTCCAATCTATTCAACGAGATTCAGCGAAACAACAACATCAACGCGGCGCGAGTTCGACCCGAAGACTTGGAGGGAGCTTACGTGTTTGGCGAGGAAAATCGGAACTACGAGACGTATTTCGAAGAGCAAGACAAGCTCGGGCGAACTCGAGTAAAGGGTCAGTTCGAGCATGTCGGTACTCTTGCACGATCGATCACGTCGCAGCTGTACGCGGGTGACCCCAAGTATACGTCTTATATTCAGGGCATCTATCAGGAACTGTACCAAGCGAGAGTCAAACAAGGTTTTCCTGGTCTGACTGGCTTCAATATGAAGGGGGTGATTTGCGTCATCTTGTACCTGATCGTGAAGCGCGACGAACGCAAACAACTATCACTCGATGATCTGGTCAAAGCGGCAAATAAAGTACTGTCGGGTGGTGTGGTCAAGGTGACGGTAAAAATGTTGAGCAAATACATCAATATCATCACGTCGCTTGTTCCGTCATTGAGCGTCAAGAACGACAACGACAACGGCAACGCTTCGAAGAACGACGACGTTGTACAAAGCACGCTGGCGCACATGCGACGCATGAGTCTGACGATTCAGATGTCCGCGCAGACGAGGGCGGCGATGAACAAGCGGTACGAACGACTTCCAACCGACTTGAAGTACGATCACAACCCGGTGACGGTTGCCAAAGCCGTAGTGTATCTGTTTGCTTTGAAAAAAAACAAGGATGTCAAGAACGCGTCAAAGTATCAACAGGACCTTGAGGAGAAGCTGGGGATGTCGAAGTACATCCTGAAACAAGTGGTGGTCAAGTACAGACCGCATGTGTAATACCCATTAGTAACACACCTGAGGGCAAAAATCTTGGTATACGGTATACAAATGATTTGGCCTATAACAAGCCTGAGTGCTGGTCATCTCCTCGTCATTGGTTTGGGACTGGCGTTTTACGCAGCTTATACTCTCCCGGCAAAATATAGAGACGAACTGGGGGACTTGAAAGACAATCAATCTTTTGTTGATGCGATTAATCGGGAAGACTTTTTTAAAGCGGTCGTCTTTCCGATCATCATTCTCATCGTGATTTTCGTGTACATGCTACTAAAAATGTTTACGTGTAGCTGCGCATGTAACAACTGTCCGTAAATTAATATGTGGCAAATATAATATGATTGGAAGAATATCAAAAACGTTGGACGTATATTCACAACCTGTCGGGATTGCGCTTTCGCACATACTAGTCACCATGGTTGTTATCACGCTAATCACGATGATGTATAATCATTATATGGGGAAGAACATATACACTTTGGTTGTCTGGTCGATTGTTATCATGATGTGTGCAATGTTCATTGTCAGAACCATGTTTACCTGCATTTGCACGAAAAAGAACAACATGATGACGAATAATATTCAACCGGAATACTGAGGGATGTACAAATACACACCAAGATCCGGTTTTGTGTTCAATCCGATTGGAATCTGAAACCGTATATGTTTAAATATACTTTTTGATGGTGGATTTGAGGGTTCGGAATACATTGTCTAGCTCGTATTTGGTTATTCGAACGAGCGACGAAACTGTTGCGTCGTAGAGACCCTGTCGTCTCCCAAGGTCTCGAATGCGAGCATACGCAGCGTTTCCTTGTGATTCCAATCGTTTCGGAACAGCTCCCCTCAGGTGTTGATATTTGCGTTTGAAATATCTTGTCACAATATCGATCTTGTCGTCATTCGACAACGGATCGTTTCGAAGCCGTTTGATTTTTTGAATCAATTCCACCTGTGGATTCCATACATATCCTTTTTTCATTTCGAGGATGGATTTCGTAACGACGATTTCCCCTTGACGTCTCAATGTAGATTCGTCCGGTTCTGGGTTCTTTGCGTAGTGTGCGAGTTTTTTGGGAAGCTTTTCAAACACCAGTCGTTGCATATTCACTGGAAGGTTTGAAATCATCTTGTATAGTAGACGTACGAAATCGATACGAATGAAAAAATAAAAGTAAACGTAAGACTCATAAAACATGTCATTTACTATTAAAGATGGCAGATGTATTTCACTTTACACTAAATGCGACGCGCATCTAATCAGTGTGCCAGTATTTTGAAAACTCACGCCGTAAAGAAGGAATTCGTACCCATATTTTCATATCACCATCTACAAAAGGCTAGTAGTAATCATATGCAAATGTGCGAACGCATTCGATTCGGAGTGTCCAAGAATCCTTCGATGCTCCATTCCTTTCGATGGAACTCGTGTTTTCAAACCACCAGTTCGGTAATTAACTTGATCCATTACGCCGAAAAGTATCAATGCCGATTGCTCATTGACATCAACCCGATGGACGTGTACGCACAGTATCTCTGGAAAGGGATTCGACACATGTACCCAGACACTCTGTTGTTTGACACGTACACCCTTGGGAATTACCGAATGTGTAACGAATTAGAAAACGTCAAAATTCAATTGTCAGGCGATACCGGATCCATGACGGAGCTGCGCTCGCTGCGTCTACCACTGAACACCATCGTGACGTCCCACAAGGACGCCTCGACCGACCCGACGTATGCAACTTGGATATCCGGCGACATCTGTAGGTCTGTCTTGTACGTTCCGATACACCCGTAACTTATGTTGTGCGCTGCGAGTTTGAACCCTTTGAAAATCCGGATTTGAACTAGTAGGTATGTACCCCAAAAAGATCAAAACATGCGACAACGTCACATTCTAATGCGATACAGTGCTATCATCACCCAGGACACAACACACAGGCGAACAAATGTCGATGGATACGAATCGCGAACGAAGACGACGTCGGATGGACAATGTCCGGTGTATCTCCCACGACGTCTATCATCGTTAAAAAAGTGTTATGAAGTGGTATAATGAAACGCCAGATCAAAGATTACGTACCCGGTCTTCGGCTCCGGGTCAACGACACGATGCAAGAACGGTACAGCTACACACTTCAAGAGAAATACGGCAACGTCGACCCGAGAATGAAAGCAGCCCTCTCACCTCAACAGATGCTCATCGAGGGGGTGTTCTCGGGCAAGTACATGAACGATTGTCGAAACGAATTTCCAACAGAGTGGTACACCAAGGGGAAATTTTCGATCGTTCCGGACGCTCAACTGAATCGATTCAGGGTCAAGAGTCGCCTCAGTTTGTCTGAATGGCGAACACGGGGTTGGATCGTCGATCCCGACATTCGGGGCTGGTTCCAATGGTGGTGTCGATATTACATCGGGCGAAGAATTCCTGGGGTCGACGATAAAAACATTTCGCGATGGAGGTCGTACAAACGCCACGCCGCGCAAGTGCGTATCAACGCGTCCAAGGAAGGCCGCGAGGGTGACGAAACGTTCCGACCTTCGCAGCGCCAAGGGCTTTTGCAATGGGCCTACGATCCGTTTCCTGAGTTATCAAAGAACTAAAAACATACAGTCCAATGGCAGATCCCCAAGTCAATACACTTTTCACCCGTCCTTGATCACTTTAAGCACGGTGTCCTTGATAATCAGAACCAACGAAAGAGAATATGCCTCTGTCCGTGGATCAACGCGTGCGTATCGTTGGGTTTGAATCCTACCCGAAGAATGGCTACAACAATCTGTTGGCTCGGATCGAAGCATATAACACCTCGAGTGGAAGGCTCGTTGCGCGGTTGGAGTGTGACGACGGACTGGTACTCTTGAGCGAACGCCACGTTTCTTCAGACATCGCAACATCCAACGAGCTAAACAGCTCGAAGTCGACACACACCACGCATATCCATCGAACGGACACGTGTGCTATATGCTTATCCGAACTCGCGTGTACACCACGTGTGCAAACTCGATGCACACATGTATTTCATACGTCTTGTCTCGAACGATGGAAGCAAACGAAACGAGGAGCCACGTCCTGTCCGATATGCCGACGAACGATCAACGACGTTGCCCTTAAAATCCAGTTGAGGTCAAACGTGTATTCTTATTTATAAACCTTAAACTATACTGAATGTACATATCTACATATCTACATATCTACATATCTACCTGCATATCTGGTGGAGCAGGACACCTACACCTGCTGAAAGGCGAGACCCCAGGTGTCGCAGTAATCAAGAAACGAGGTGCAATAGTCCCCATCCTCAGCGAACGCGGACTCCTCCAGCCAGTACACATCCGACTCTCCTGCGAACTGCGTCTTGAACTGGAACACACCCACATGAGGGATGGGGATGTCCTCGGAGTAGATGTACGAACCGTCCGCGAGGCGCAAGCGGTGGTCCGAGATGCTGGAGACGAAGTACATCTGGTCAGGGTGCGCGTTCACCTGGAGCAGACCGTTGAGGTTGGCCTGGTTGGGGATCTTGGACTTCTTCTTCTTCGGAGAGGGCCAATCGACTGGACGCCCGTTGAGGATCTGAATCTCGTCGTCCCACACGCCTGAAATTAGCACACACCGCCTTAACCACTCTGCTAGAATTCACCTGCACACGCTTGTAATGTGGGTACGATAGTACCTGAGACCGGCGGCACCTCGACCGGCTGCACCTCGACCGGCGGCACCTCGACCGGCTGCACCTCGACCGGCTGCACCTCGACCGGCTGCACCTCGACCGGCTGCAGCGGCGCAAACTGGATCGTGCGGGAGGCCGTGGGTTGAGTGCGACGTCCAAAGTGGGTCGTCTCGAACGCATTACCTCCTGTGAGTTTGGCAACGCGTTAACCAACTGAGTTAATTGAATTTGCTGTCGTCTCGAACGCAATACCTCCTGTGAGCTTGGCACCGCCTTAACCAACTGAGTTAATTGATTTTGCTGTCGTCTCGAACGCAATACCTCCTGTGAGCTTGGCAACGCCTTAACCAACTGAGTTAATTGATTTTGCTGTCGTCTCGAACGCAAAACCTCGTGTGAGCTTGGCAACGCCTTAACCAACAGAGTTGATTGACTTTCGATGAAAATTTAGGAGTCGGTCTGATGATACCGTGGTATAAAATATGTAAGGAGCAGTTATGGCGCCGCCATGGGCCATGGCGACGCTTAGGCCATGGCGACGCTTGGGCGACGTGGGCCATGGCGACCCACGGACGTTCAGTCATGGCTCATGAGCAACCCAACGTGGCCCATGGCGACCCATGGGCGTTCAGCCATGGCTCATGGGCAACATGCCTTCGGCCATGGGCGACCTGGGCGACCTGGGCGACCTGCCGTGGGCCGTGGGCGACGCTTGGGGTGTCAACGATGATCAACGCGAAGGAGAGGAGCCCACCGTCAAGCGCAGGCGTCCCAGGCGACTCCGCGTAGTGCTCCATCCATGCGGGCGTAGCCTTGACCGGCGACGACGTCACACTGGGTCCGGCGAGCAAGGCATCCAGGAGATCGATAGGGAACGAGATGTCCGACACGCTGGAAGACGGCAACGCCGGTGAGCTCATGACGCGTTATGAGCTCACCGGCGCACGCGTTTGATTTGATCAGCGGGAGGCGTGAGCGGAGCACGCGCTTTAATTTAATTTAATTAATTTAATTTAATTTAATTTGATTCAATTTAATTTGATTTGATTTGATTTGATTTGATTTGATTTAATTTGATTTGATTTGATTTAATTTGATTTGATTTGATTGACCGCCAATTGGTTTAAATACACTATTGTCCGCGTGGTGGCTCAGTGGGTATGGCGTCGACCCTCGCTCAATAGGGTCAGGTTCGAGTCGTGAAAATTAGTTATAATGATATATATTACAATGATTTACATCAAGCCCAATAAGGGACGGTTGGGTAACCAAATGTTTGAGTATGCGTTTACATATATGTTGAGCTTGAAACTTGGGACGATCGTTCGATCTCCGCAAATAAACGGCTTGCCGCATTTAATGCACGTGGTCACTCCAGAAAAGGAGTATCCTACAGAATTCGATGTAACAATCCATGATTCAAACGTTTTTGATGTGCTAAAAAATATCAGTCGATTGAGAAATAAACGTATTTTGGTCAACGGTTATTTCGAATCGTATGAATTCGTTAAAGATATAAGGCAACAACTGTACGAGTCTTTCGCTTTGGATCAAATTAAGCTCACCGCGTATCCAACAGGGTCGAACACCTTGGGTATTCATGTAAGGCTTGGTGACATACGTGAAAAGACATCGAATTCTCACCACCGACCCTGTCCGATTGACTATTACAAAAATATAATTAAGAACGGTTACGATACGCTATACTGTTTGACTGATTCACCCGAGGACTCGACAATAAAACACCTCCAAGAGTCTTATCCAGAAATGCAATTAATCCACCAAGAGTCACCGGTGCAAGACATGGCTTTCTTATCACGGTGTGATACTATTGTGATGTCGCAAAGTACCTTTTCGTGGTGGGCGGCATTTCTGTCAAACGCAAAAACAATCCATTTTCCAATACAGGGGCATTGGAAACCTAACTCTCATCTAGCTAACAATAAATACACGTTGCGAATGGATAACGACCCTCGTGTTGTTCATCACGAACTAGAAAGTGATTCGCCTAAAGTTGAGTTCTACCACGTCTCACGTGCTCGCGATATCGACGTCACAACGATGGTTTTATGTATTGTTCTCGTCGGTTTCGTAGCGTTCTTCCTATTGGGCAAACGAAAACGGTATGCTGGTAGAAAATCACTTCGAAATGTTTCCAACTTCAAGTTTTTCTGAATTAAAAGAGAGCCGCGTGTTTTTTATGACTGGATGACAAAATACGTGACACCAATTATCAATCCAACGTACGCTTCGAGACCGATCAGCGTGCGATTCGTCTCTAACGCACGGGGTTTGAGTCCTCATACCACTGGCGTACATTTCGCGATGTTTGACTCGAAAGCAAACGTATCGCTCCATTATATACCACGAAACAGCAAGATGTTCAACGAGTACAGTGTTGACGAGATAGAAGTCTGGTCCAATATCGTCAACACGGATACTCTATGGATTGCGCCGAACGACGACGGTCGATGGGATCTGAAATCAGTTCATGTGTTCAACGACCAAGACGATGTGTTTGCGTTTGACGTCAACACAGTTTTCTCAGAGGCCATTCAGTTAACTTCAACGCCTCAGAATACAGACATCGCAACAACGAGCAACAAGACCGAGTACACCCAATTCCAGAAGGCAACCATGGACAACCAATTGATCGTGTCGTGTGCAACGACAGTCGTATGTGCGTTGACGAATCCAGAGTATGTAGTCGTTTTTTTGTCTAGCACGACGGTTGGTACAATCTACTTGCTCCTACTGGAAAAGCAGGTCGAAACGTTAGGCATGTCTCCATTCGCTTCGCTGTTGACATATCTAACACGAATGATTCTTGTGAATGGGTTTTTGATTCATTCCTTCACTGAGTACTCAAAGAACAATGAGGTATCGTACCTATTGGTTTCTGCAATTGGGTTCTTTTTGTACCGAATTACCCTGATACTCACCAGTTTGATGGGTGCAGAACAACCATCCGTCGACGACACACCCAATCGACTGAAGTGAGGTAGTCGTTGTTCGAAAAGACACTGGGATCAGTTCGATTTCGTCTCGCTTGAAGATATCCACTCAAAGACCAACGGCCCACCAAGTACATTAGATGATCGACACACCGCATCACCGTTGTTCATGTAGGCTCGAAGAGCCGCTTTCATGTGAACGCCCAGCGGTGCATTTCATGACGTATAGTTCCAATTGGATATGCGATCGCCACTTTCAAATGGAGATGAAGCAGTGCATCCAATGCGCGATGTGCCTGACGCGGATCCCCGTATCCGGACAACGCGAACTTTCATGTTGTCACTCCTTTTGTACGCATTGTTTGACAAAGTGGGCGCTACGAGGCCACAAAAGCTGTCCCATGTGTCGAGCATCGTCTGTGTTCATGCCATTCAACGACCTTGATCTACTAGACGCGATGGTCGACATTCGTCGCGAATATCTCAGACGACGATAAAAAGAGCGGTTAACAAGGCACCTCGTTGTCGTGTATCAACCCCACATAGTTGTACCAACCTTAGCACCTCTCTGTAGTTGAGCACGTGCAAAACGGACGCAACCGAGAGACGGCACATGTGGCATTATATTTTCGGTGAAAATCTAATCTACGAACCCACAATTGCGAATTATGAGGATTATCCAATGCTATAGAGTTAAAAGAACAAGGACTCCTCCAACTTTTTAAATTTAAAGCCAGATCAGGTCGACAAGAATCAAATGTCGAGATCGTTGATGTTTTTAACGAATATCTTTACCTCATGTTTGCTGCGTTGGTCATATTGTTCGCTGCCGTGTTCACATTCTGTAAAGCGTTGTTGAACTTGTTGGCTGCATTGTTCATTTGAGCGACGTTGGTTTTGGTTGCGTTGAAATTCCCAGTGTTCACGTAATTCATGTGTGTAGCGGTGGTTCCCCCTTCAAGGAAAACCAAGCCATACCCAAGAAACCGTTTCATCAGAAAGTGAATCCCGGTGACTATTAGTGGGGTCAAAAGTAGCAGGCTCATCCACCATTCAACTTGATTCATAATGTTGAATGCAATAAACAAGGCGATTTGTATGGAAAGTAGCAACAAGATGTTAAAATATGACGTCATTCTCGGGTATACTTTAGCCCTTCATTTTAAATTCGGTAAATACTCTTCTGCTAAGTGCTCACCCGCGATGATATCCGCTTGGTCGTGAGTGATTTCGTTCACGTCAATCGTTTGTTTCAGCTTCATGAAATACTGAAACCGATTATTGAAGCTCGACGTTTCTGTTGTTTCGCACGCCATCCGCATCAATTTTGGATACCGTTCAAACGTTTCACGATATTTTGTACTGAAGTGTGTCCATTTGTCGTTGACATTGCTTTCAATAATTTCTTCAACTTGCGTTTTGAACGAGTCCATCGCACTGTGGTCGTAACCCCACCACTGTAGCTCTTAAGCACTTGACTTTATGGTATTAATTTTCAAAATCATCGTAGTTTTACCAAGATCAAGTACATTTTGCCTAGACGATGCATTTTTGAGCTTCACGGTCAAGCGAGAAAGTGAACTCAATGGTGGATCAAATTTCTTAACCTTAATGTCAAAGTCTTGTCCCTTGAACGATTTTTCTTTGGGCGACGATTCCTTGTCTAAATACATGATTGCGAAACACTGGTTTACCTCTGGAACGTTCGAGTGAAGGCGATTGTTGAGCTCTTCTATATCGAGTGCGAGGTACGTTTCATCAGTATCACCCAGGCAGCCGGAGTGGATGCTAAACGCTGTCAACTCAACCGCCGAAACATTTTTGAAAACTTGCGTCGGATAACCGGAAGTGTGTGTTTGAACCGACTTGTTGAATATCACCGAAAAATCCACATTTGAGGCTCCGTCGGCGTACCGCGAGTCGATAAAAAGAACGTGTTGTTCTACGACGGGTTTCGAGGTCATCGGGTTATACTATCATCAACGAAATCTTTTGTACGAAATACGCGTGTACCATTGCTCACTTATTGTGAATTAAAATCCAGAAGAATACTGGTATAATGAACAAATCAAATATGTGTTTATATGCGATTCTAAGTTTGTTGATTCTTTTGATTTTATTTCACACCCTTTCCAAAGGAGAATATGCGCTGGCTCAATTAAACTCCATTCGAAAGGTTGGTGCATATTCTGTACCTCTCCGGAAAATTCCTTATTATTGTTTGACAGTTGGAAATCAAGAGCGTGTTGAACATATTACAAAAGGGTTCAAGGAGATAAACTTACGATTCGTGTATCCTCCTCTTAAAAAAATGAGACTATCACTAGAAACAAGAGTGGAGCTTCAGGCTTTTGTAAAATGATCGACACAGGTTTACGGAATCAGAGTAGATCCAAGCCTTTCCAACCGTTCGTCGTCATGGAAGATGATGTGTCGAAATATAGACCGTTTCCAAAAACGCTAAAGATTCCCAGTGACGCGGACCTCGTATATTTGGGTATTTCCGTATTCAGTACACAGGACAATCTGTATTATGAGAGAACAACTATTCCAGGTATACATAAGGTTTTCGGAATGTACTCAACGCATATGATATTGGTCTGTAGTGCGACGGGAGCGAATTTGATAACTCGAACGATCCTTGAAGACGGGTTAAATAACGGTGCGTGGGATATGATGTTGGCGGATGTGCATCCATTTTACAATATTTACGCGTTGAGTGATCCCTTAGTTTATCAAGATGGGGTTGTGGGTGGTCATCAATCGGGAACCAAATGGAAATTTCCATCAAAAAAGAAGAAGAATGGTAAGTCTGTCGAACCGCTGCACGTCGAAACGGTTCCACCACGTAAAAATTATAAGGAAACTAGTATAGCGTATCAAGTGAGTTTAAACTCACGAGTTTAAATTAAGTTAATCACATTCGGTTGGTCGGGTATGTTTTTATTTCCAACGGACTCTTTTTGATCATAGTCGAAGGAATCCGTTAAAATGTGATCAAAGATTCGTGAAGTACGCGAGCAGCTATCAGTTGTTTCACGGTGTCCGATTCAATCGACCATTGAGCTTGCAGGTACTCTTGCATACGACCGTCGCAAAACAACAAATTTCTTTGTCGTCTCGTCTCGTCTTCGCAATGCGCCAACCGGTAGGAACGATACGCATGCATGTACCGAGAGTCCATGGTGTGTATCCTATACTGGAGTTTAATTATTTAAAGACATTTGTCGGTAACATGTGTATATGACCGACACAGACGCGGCTTCTGGAAACATTGAAGAGCAATTCAAGTCGAAATTCGTTCTTCCTGATGGAGTTCCCTATCAGGAGGAGACGGAAATGTATACCAAACCGAAGATTTTCATCGCAACGCCTTGTTACGCCGGTCAGGTTCATGTGAAGTACATGGAAAGTATGTTGGGACTAATCAACCATCTGACGCAAGCTGGGATTGGAATGGAGTTTTACACCATCCCGTTTGACTCGCTCATCCCACGCGCGCGAAATGCGAGTTTGACGCGATTCATGCAGAGCGCGGACTCGACGCATATATTGTTTGTCGACGCGGATATCCAGTTTCATTCGTCATCGGTTGTGAAGATGTTGCGCGAGGATAAGGATGTGATTGCTGGGTGTTATCCAAAAAAGTCGATTGATTTGACAGCCGTACATGCAAACTTCCCGAACGTGGAGAATCAGATTGAGCTTATTCAATCGTCGGTGAAATATGCGTACAATTTGAAACCCCAGGCCACGCACAAGCTCGAACGCGGATGCGTGGAAGTGTTGGACGCCCCGACTGGCTTTATGATGATTAAAAAATCCGTCATCCGAGCCATGATCGCGCATTATCCGGAGACGGAATACATCAATGACGTTGGAGCCTATCAAACCTCCAAGGGTGATCGCTTCTTTGACCTATTTCCCAGTCGAGTGTACGACAACCGTTATCTCAGCGAGGACTATGGTTTCTGTCGACTGTGGCAAAAGATGAATGGGTCAATTTTTGCGGATCTCTCTGTGAAACTGAATCATATTGGTCAGTTTTGTTATTTCGGCGACCCAATCGTGCACTTGAAGTTTCAAAAGGGTGTACAGATGAATACGGGACCGGTGCCCGAAAAGGGGGCTTCCGAACCCGAAAAGGGGGCTTCCGAACCCGAAAAGGGGGCTTCCGAGTAGGAGACATCTTTTAAAGGGCAGATGTCAGTTCCTGTGGTGTCGTCGGACGTCAACGCAGGTACGTCAGAGTCAGCGTTCGTCGAATACTTGGTTTGAAGAAGATGTCATCTTCTCTGAAGGCTGTCATCACATTAGTGTTTCTTTGCTATTATTTTGAACCTTGCAGATTCGTTGACTGATAATGGAATGGGGTGTGAATCACGATGGTTGGGTTTGGACGTGAGCGTGTGCTGAATAAGGCGCGTGTTGCGTCCTCGGGTTTTGGCAGGTACACGACCGCCTTAACCCACTTGGCTAGGACAGCCCACTGGCTGCTAGCAACGTCAGAGTATTGTCTTCTGACCCCTAGTGACATCTTGCGCTGCGAGGGTATGATGTTCCCACACGCAATATGCGAATAGCGGAGCTTTGTTATTCAGACTAGTTTACTAGTTTGGTTTTGGACCTCATCTGTAATGTTTTGCCGAAATATTCATATATACAAAAATATCTTGCATTACCACTTGTTAACTTACTTTCAATTAAATTTATGATGTTTGGGTTTTTTAAGATTGTATTTAAATATAAACTTTGGTCTTTTCCAATGAACTTATGATATTTTATATATTTCTGCAATAAAATATCGTATTCTTTAATCCATTGAATTAAGGCAGATTTATCTCCACCAAACATTCCACCAACAGTATTCAAATGCGGCCGCAAATCTTGTTGAATGATACCTTCGTTATTTAATGTAAATTCATTTGATTTCCAGTTCCCTGTTTTAGCAATTACAATTTTGTTTTTGGGTATATTCTTTTTTTTTAAATAGGGCCAATTTTTCATTTTGTTGTGATCTGGACAATCATCATAGCCACGTAATGAACCTATATCACACCAAAAGTAATATTGGCTATTAAAATAATTTTCTTTGATACAAGACTCTATGAAATATGATTTTTCTGCCCATATCATATATAAATAGGGATTGTGAATTGTGTTTTCTAAATCTAAATCATGATGTTTAACAAATGAATCAAAATACTTGTAACATCTGAAATTTTCAAACTTCGTTATGATAATCTTTGTGAACTCAATATATGGTTTACGTATCTCACATATCAGGTTATAAGATTCAATATCTGTAAATATCACCATGTCAGTTTCTACATTTTCTAATAAATTACGCATCCAATTTACATATTCATCGTGTGGATGTTTGGATTTGATTTGAAAATATCCAGTAACTAGTGTTGTATTGTTTTTTTTTGACATATAGTTATTTCCGATTCGTAAGACAATGAGCAAACACAATACAAAACATGTTACGAACAAGATGTTCATTTAATAAATATATACATTTTTGTTGATGTTCGGGACCGGCGATTATTTAGTATTTGTCCTAACGAAAAGATCGACCATCTGCCCAGTACAAAGTGTCTGGAAGGAACGAAGGGGTGGTACACGGCAACCATCGATAGTGGGTGAACATTCAATAAGTAAAAATTCATCTCAAGTCAATTAAAACGAAATTTTACTTTTGAAACCATGAATACACGATATTCGTATTCTTCAGCAGATTATGGGGAAGCCGATAGTGTACATTTCAGCATTATGAGTGCTGAGGAGATTGAGAAATATTCTGTCGTATTAATCAACACGACTGACCTGTTTGATAAAACCGTTCCAAAAAGCAATGGGCTGTATGATTTGCGAATGGGGACACTGACGAAAAACTATGATTGTCAGACCTGCAATTGTGACTTTGTCAACTGTCCCGGACACTTCGGACACATCGAACTCATCGAGCCCATGTTCAACCCCTCATTCATAAAAACCGTTTACAAGGTTTTAACCTGTGTGTGTATTCGCTGTTCCTCGCTTCTCGTCGTGCCTTCTGCGGTGTACAAGCGCTCGAGTTTGAAGTTCAAAACAATACAAGATGCGTGCAAAAAGGTGACGGCATGTCCCGCGTGTTCGTTCGTTCAGCCAAAGATTACATTGGACAGTTGGACTCTGTATTTTCAGTTTCTGGAGGCCGAATCCGTTCCGTCTACGAAGGTTCAGATATCAGCACGACGGGTGTTTCACATATTGCGCAAAATCACAGACGAGGCAGTAACCCAACTCGGTATGAACCCAACGTATTCCCATCCGAAAAACATGATCATCAATAATCTGCTCGTGCCTCCACCCGTGGTGAGGCCGTCCGTGGTGGTTGACGGCAACAGTCGGACTCAGGACGATTTGACGCTTAAACTGTGTGAAATCATCAAGGTGAACGCGAACATGTTGTCGAGCGAATCAGAAGAGGCCAAGGTGCAATTGCAGTATCACATCAACACATACATAGACAACGAGTTGCCTGGAATCCAGCAAGCAACGCAGCGCACTGGACGACCGATCAAATCGATCTGCCAGCGAATTCGAACAAAAGAGGGCCGCGTGCGTGGAAATCTGATGGGAAAACGTGTAGATTTCTCCGCGCGAACAGTTATTACCGCCGAACCGAACATTTCTCTGGATGAGCTTGGGGTACCGTCTGTTATCGCGCGGAACCTTTCCATTTCGGATACCGCGACGAGTTTTAATATTGAGTCGTTGCAGACATACGTCGACAATGGAGCGAGTCCATCTGATTACAAACAAGTTGGTGCGAAGGGTGTTTGGAACGCCGAAACCTCGACGTTCAAAGACTTGAGGTTCGCCAAAAACGTGAAGGTTCAGATCGGCGATGTGGTGGAGCGACATCTGAGAGACGGGGACGTGGTGGTGTTTAACCGCCAACCCACATTGCACCGGATGTCCATGATGGGTCATCGCGTGAGGGTGATGACAGGATCTACATTTCGAATGAACCTGAGCGCGACGACACCTTACAACGCCGATTTTGACGGCGACGAAATGAATTTACACGTCCCTTGTAGTCTGGAGGCCAAGGCGGAAGTGAAAGAGCTGATGATGGTGCCCCTAAACATCGTTTCTCCCCAATCCAATAAACCGGTCATTGGTATTGTACAGGACGCCCTACTCGCGTGTCGTTTATTGTCCACCCGAGACGAATTCCTGACCAAAGAAGATTTCACCAATCTGATGATCCATGTCGGGGCCACCCACTTGCCTCACCCAGCCATCGTCAAACCAATGGCGTTGTGGTCGGGTAAACAGCTCTTCAACCTGGTACTTCCAAGAATACGATGTCATCAGTACGCGGGGTGGCACGACGACAATGACACACCGATGTTTTCATCGGGCGACACCGAGTTTTATCTGGACCGCGAAGGCACGTACATTTCCGGAACACTGTGTAAGAAGACGATCGGACCCGCGTCGAACGGTATCATTCATAAAATCTGGTTGTACGACGGGCACGAAGCGGCGAATCGTTTCGTGTCAAACATTCAGTTTTTGGCCAACAATTGGTTACACGGGAGAGGGTTTTCGATGGGAATCAAGGATTGCGTGAACACGCCGTCTGTGGACAAGCAGGTTAGGGAGTTCATAGACGACTCGTTGTTGAAGGTGGAGGAAGTGAACGCGAAGGATGAGCCCGGAGTGAATCGAATTTTGAATAGCGCGCGCGACCGTTCCGGAAAGTACATCACGGATCGGATGACGAGTAAGAACAACCTATACAATATGACGTCGGGTGGCTCGAAGGGCAGTGTGATCAACATCGCACAGGTGATGGCGTGCGTGGGACAACAGAATGTAAACGGAGCTCGTATCGGACACGGATATACCGCACGAACGTTGCCCCACTTTCCTCGTAACCAAGACACCTACGACAGCAAGGGATTCGTGAAGCACTCGTACATGAACGGCCTGGCCCCGACCGAGTTTTTCTTCCACGCGATGGGTGGAAGAGAGGGTGTCATTGACACCGCAATCAAAACGAGCGAAACCGGGTACATCCAGCGACGGTTGGTGAAAGCGATGGAGGATGTGGTGGTGGGTTACGACAAGACGGTTCGAAACAGCATCGGGGACATTTTACAGTTTTCGTACGGCGAAGACGGGTTTGACGGGTCGTGGCTCATCTCTCAGCAGTACGATGCTCAGCGCGTTCATTTACCGATCGATATCGATCTGACGATCCGAAACGTGGATCGGGTGCACATGAACGGTTCGGTGGTCGCGACGGACGCGTACATCGAGCGGTTGTTGAGCGAGTTTGATACGAACGCTATGATGTACGAGGTACTGGGTAAGGTTGCGCGATCTCGGCGATGGACAGAGTATCAAATCGGGATGTTCTTCACCTTGGTACGCGAGCGAGTGAGACGAGCGACCGTATCCCCAGGTGAGATGGTGGGGATCATCGCGGCACAGTCGCTGGGTCAACCGATTACACAAATGACCCTGAATACGTTTCACGCCGCAGGCATCAGTAGTCAGAATTTAACCATGGGTGTTCCGCGTTTGAAAGAGTTGATCAACTTGTCCAAAAATTTGAAATCACCGAGCATGACCGTCGGATTGTCTCGACCCGTCAAACCGAACCGATTCGTCGGGGTGTTTCTTACCCACGTGAGCCAGGGCATGCGGGTCCACGAAACACTGCCTTACGAACCCAGTGAGCTTGAGTACGTAGACCTAGTTGGATTGCATGACTGTGAACGTGGAAGGTGTGTCGAGTTTCAAATCGACGACCAGATGTTGACTGATCACGGGTTGACGATGTTGAACGTTACTTGTTCGATCTTCACCCACTCGGAACTCGTTTGGTGTTCTGCGTTTCGAAACACGCTCTACATTCGCTGCTTGGACGACGCTGTGTTTGAGTCTAAAGAAGAATTCGTCTCGTACATCAGCAAACTTCGGTACGAGGTTCATATCAAAGGAATCAAGGAAGTGACTGCGATGTTTGCGGACGACCACGTCGACGATAAAGTGCACACCACAGGATCCAGCCTGAGTACGGTCTTGATGGACCCCTGTGTCGATCCTTACAGGACCTATTCGAATGATGTAATGGAAATGTACACGCAATTTGGGGTGGAAGCGGCGCGCGAGACACTCCTTGTGGAGATCAAGCGCGTGATCGAATACGACGGTTCGTATCTGAATTATCGACACTTGAGCGTCCTCTTGGACGTCATGACCTACCGAGGATGCGTGATGGCGATCACCAGGCACGGCATCAACAGAACCGAGACGGGGGTGCTTATGCGATGTTCGTTTGAAGAGACGGTGAACATCATTCTTGATGCCACTGTCCACGCGGAAACAGACCATCTGATCGGGGTGACGGAGAATATCATCATGGGTAAAATGGCGAGAGTCGGAACTGGATGCGTCGACATCATGACGAACTTCTGGGTCGGTGACGCGCCAACAGACAGTCCGGTGTACGCGCCCCCGTCACCATCGAGGGGTAATATGGAGTGCAAAAGAACATATTTTCCACTTAAAGAGTGAGTTTCATGGTAGTATCAAATCGTGAGTAATGGATTCGCTTGACATGGACGCACTGCTTTCCAAGCTTGACGTGGCCACGCTCATCAAGAAGATTCAGGTCGACGTAGAACAGCTCGTGTCTACTCATTTGGAGGAAAAGCTTGCTCTTATTGCAGCTGAGATTGCCACCAACTGCAACCAGGACGAGAGCAAAGTCATTGCATGGATACAAACGGCTGTGAACATGGAAAAACCGGTGGTGAAACGCAAGGCGTCTGTAAAGCCGGAACATACCATTCCTTGCAGTGCGAACACCAAAGCGGGAACGCCGTGCAAATACAAGTGCAGTGCACCTGAGACTCTTTGCAAGAAGCACAAAAAGATGCAAGACGATAGAACTTTGTCGGGACAGGCTTCGACAAGTCAGCTTCCAGTGGACGAACAGGTTTGGTTGTCCGAACAGACGACGTACAAACAGACCTTCTTCCCGAAATACGAGAACAGCGAGCTGGCCATGGACGAAGACATAGTGGACGACTCGGTCGTCGTAACTCACGAGTAGTTGAAGTGTTTTTATTAAAAGCAAATTAGATGAAGAAATGCACGAAACGTAACTTACAAAATTGATTTAAATAATAGATACCTTCTAATTTTAGTTAGTTATTAATGAATATTGGTAGTTTACGAAATAGTTATCCCAAATCACATCCATGGAGTATTGGTTCTTCGTCGGAACTAAAACGAAATCAGGTCAAACCCATTAACATATTAAATGACAAATGTTTTTCATTGTTTAGAAATGATAAGAACATATCATTAATTGACGATACATGTCCTCATAGAGGAGCGAAACTTTCAATGGGGCGAATTAAAAACAATTGCATAGAATGTCCATACCATGGTTGGTTGTATGATGAAAACGGTGAATTAAGTTACATACCTTCGCATACCAATGGTCGTAAACCAAAGCGGGGTGACGTTAAGAAACACAAAGTAGAAGAAAACAAATTTATTTGGTATTTTCCAGACTCAACATCAACAGTGAAACTACCAGAATGTAAACTGTTAAATGATACGAAGACCTGGGAAACGATAGAAGGTGAAGAAATTCTCGAAGGAAATTGGATGGATTGGATAATGAACGGACTGGATATTAGTCATATAAATTTTGTTCATGAATTTGCTGATGAAGAAAATGGAGTTGTTAGTGATATGAACATAGTTGAAGTCGAAAATGGAATTCAGTGTACTGCGAGTGTTATTCCAAAACCGGTGAATTTATTGACAAAATCAATTCAAGTGGAGAGATCTGCGATTAATGTTGAGTTCATTTACCCAAACACCACATGTATTCGTATTAAATTAAAGGAACCATATGAGTTTATCACATTCACATCAATTACTCCAATCAATTCAGACAAAACAATGATGTCTTGGATATTTGGTTACAATTTTAAAATTAAAGATCCAATGATGCAAAAAATTATAAAAAAAGAATTAATCAAAGAAATGAAAAAAACGATTGGAGAAGACGAGGCCATCATCAAGAGCATTATCCCCTTTGATGTCTTAGATGTGAATGTTCCATGTGATCGTTTTCAATTGACGTGTTTACAAATGATGTTGGATAAAGTTTAAAAGTAGGTAAAACTTTATCGGTTACCATGGGCAATCATGAAATGGATCGATTGACAAGAATGCTGCCCACCACGCGAAGGTACTTTGCGACAAAAAAACTCATGTCCATTGACGGTGTATCATTATGAATAATACTCATGCGTGGAATCGAATGATCGGGTGAATCCGTCAACCCAGGAAATTGATCCACCCATTTTCGTTTGTGGTTACAGAATTCAGCAACGTTGTTGTTAGCCAACAACATTTTGTCGGTGTCACCTAACGTTCTTTGAAATAAACGTGTAGCAATACACGTTCGGAAAACTTTTGTCGTTGCCATTGGAAACAACGAATTCAAGGAGGTTGTCAATTTTAAATTTTACAATAGATGGCTTGTTGTAAATTTGAGTATTCGTTCATCAGGTCAACAACACTGCATTCAAAATATTCCGATCCGATGTCTGTTCGTTGGACAAATCGGCGACTATCTTTCAAATGTTGAATCAATTGACGTTCCACCTGATGGACGTCGTAAGAATTCGTATGCACAATAATAATTATCAAACTATTTTTTGGATAACTCGGCATCCGGTGTTTTATGTTTGTACTTTTCCCAATTTTATACACGTTTTCCCCTGAATTCAAAAATTCTCGTTCTTGTACAATATACACATGGCCCGATTGACCCTTGTGTAAACTGTATGATCGATTTGGTGTGTCGGGTGGTAATACGTCA